GGCAATGCGGGCATGTAGCATCAGGACGGGTCCTCAGGTTTGTGCGGACGTTCTTCCGCGTCATCGGTTTCATCTGTCTGGTCGTCGTCTTCCTCCTCGACGGGCACCGCCTGCACGCCTTGCGCGGGCGAACCGGGGCGGCGGAAGTCGAGGCCCAGCGTGCGTTCGCGTTTCCGTTCTGCGGCGATCTCACGATCCACCTGCTCGGCGTCATAGCCGCGCTCGGCGATGGCTTGGGTGCGGGATTTAAGCCCCGCCTCGATCTGGGTAATCTCGGCATTGGCATCTTTCAGCGGATCGACCCAATCCCATTTTGTGGGCAGCCAGTCGGCGGCAAGGAGCCTGCTGCGGTTGGCCTCATAGCCCGGCAGGGACAGCGCACCCGACAGCACGGCAGCGTCCATCCAGCGGGCATAGACTGGCCGGCAAAGCTGATAGGCCATGACCGAATGCTGCCAGGCCGAGACGCGGCGGCGGAACTCGATTAGCGCGAGGCGCGAGTTCGAGAAGTTGCCCTTCACCATGTCATTGGCGAGATAGGGGTAGGGGATGCCAAGTGCTGCCGAGATCTGCAGGAGGGTGCGGTACTGGAAGGGCTCGTAGGTGCCGCCGCTGTCGGCAGGTTGGCCGATGGTGACATCCTCGCCTGGATCAAGCCGCACGATCTGACCGGGACTGATCTCGACCCCTTCGGGCCCATCTTCATCGTCCGGCGTGAGGGGGTTCTCGGGCGCAGGCGAGGTGACGAACATCGCATACATCGCCGCGACTTTCTTTCGGTCCAGCTCGGCATCGTCGTACTGGTCGAGCAGGAACAGCTTTACGATGGCCGGTGCCAGTTTCGAGACCCCGCGCAATTGACCCGCTTCAACAGGGTCTATCACATGGATGATCTCGGAGGCCGGCACCCGCACCAGTTCGCCCGCAAGCCCCGGATCGGTGCTGTCGCCCGGGTGGCGGCGAAAGAAGTGATAGGCCACGCGCCTCCCGATCCGGTCGAACTCGATCCCCTGGCGGATGGTATTGCCGTTGGTGGTAGTGCCGGTCTGCTCCAGCGGCAGCATTTCTGAGGGCAACATCTGCAATTGCAGGGGCACGGTCAGCCCGTCGCCCGCACGCCGGGGCCGGATGCGGAAGAACACCTCACCAGCGAGGAACACCTCGCGCGCGGCACGGCGCTGCAGCCCGTAGAAATCGGTCAGACCCTCGGCGTCTGCCTCGTCTGTCCACGCAAGCCATAAGCGCTGCAGCTCTTCCTTGTGGCCAGCATCCGCAATCTTCGAGATCGGCTTGATGCCGTCGCCCACGGTATTGGCCGCCCAGCTTTCGACCGCGTTGATGGCATAGCCGTTGTTGCGCACGAGCCAGCGGGCGCGGGCAGTGATGTCGGGCCCACTTGCTGCGATCAGCGCGTTCACATGGGCACGGGTTGCGCGGAACCCGCGCAGGCGGCGGTGGTGTTGGCCCGCGTCGAACCCGCCAATGAAAGCCCCGAGGCGCTGGCGCCAGTTCATCACAGATCCTTCACGGCATAGGTGCGCAGAATGCGGCGGCTGGGTTTTTCCAGTACCGCGATCCTCCGTTCTATGTCCCCGATTGCTGCCGCCAGCTCAGCGTCCGTGCCATAGGTGATGGTCTTTCCGTCATAGCTGACACTGCGCGTGCCACTGTAGCGCGCGCCCAGCAGGGCGCTGTGGTGGGACTTCATATCGTCGAGGGTCATCGGGGTTCCATCATTCCATGTATTTCGGCGTGCTGATCTTCCAGCCGCGCCGCCGGGGTGTTGCGATACGTCCAGCCTTTGGCGCGGATGGCTTCTCTGGATCAGTGCTTGGTGGTGCCAGGGCGGCGGTCTCCACGCCGGCCTGTTTCTCCAACTGTCGCCACATCCGCTCGTCGAAACGGTCGGCACCAAGGATCCAAGCCGCAGCGCGCGCGTAGACGCGGGTATCAAGTGCCTCGTTACGCGCGCGCAGCTTCTGCCATTCCTGACGGGAATAGCCGCGCTTGTTGCGGACCGTGACCAGCTGCTCGGCCACCAGCTGTTTCAGCCATTCGCTGTCAGCCCAATCTGGCAAGTGGATTGTGCCGGCCGGGTTGGGCGCACCGCTGGCAGTCTGTTCATCCGTCGGCCGCTCAAGCCGCAGATACCGGTAGGTCTCGGCCTTGAAGGTAGCGGTTGCCACGGTCCAGAGCCGGGCACCTCGTTTTAGCTTTCGACCGTTTACGGTGGCATCAACGAATGTTGGACCTGATACTGGCGTGGCCCGGTTGAAGCCTTCGAGCCCCTTCACGGGAGCCACCTGTGCAATGCCTTGCTTTCGGCCCCAGGCATAGACGGCGGCGGACTCGTAGCCGGTGTCGATGGCAAGCTTTGCCAGCGTCATGAGAGCGCCGTTCTCATGCGTCCAGGTCTGACCAAGAAGACCCGTCAGCTTGTCCCAGCAGGCTGGATCGTCTGGCCCACCGGGGTTGACGATGTGATCGACAAGCCAGCTCTCCAGTCCCCGGCCCCAAGCCCAGACATCGACCTCGATGCGGTCCTTCTGTACGTCCGCGCCCGCCGTGAGGAACAACCCGTTCGCGGGGATTTGGGCTGCGAAAGCCTCGCGTCGATCCGCCAGGCGCTGCCATTCTGGGGCTTCGCCACTCTCGACCCAGGTCTCGCCCAGAAGTGTGTTGCGTGCGGCGCGCAGCATCTCGTCAGAGCCCTGCGCCGCCAGCCAGTCGCGCGCAATCTGTTCCCAGCTCTTCCAGCCGATTGGAGAGTAAAGCGCCGAGAGGTGGAACCCGATGGCTTTTGGGTTGGCAGACACTGCTGTTGCCCGCCATTCGCCGCGCTCCAGCATCTCCGTCTTGTGGTGCTCAGCGATGGGGCGCTCGCAGCCCTCGCAATGATAGGCCGCTGTTTCCGGCTGCCCTTTGTCCCAGCGCAGGCGCTCAAACTGCAGCCATTGCATCGCCCTGCAATGCGGACAGGGCACAAAGTAACGCCGCTGATCGGAGGCCTCGAACTCACGCTCGATGCGCGACAAGCCCCGGATCGTTGGGGTCGAGACCATGAACACCTTGCGCCGGTGCGCGAAAGTCGTCGTGCGGGCCTCGGCCAGTGTAACCGGATCGCCTTCCTCGTCGGCTGAGGCTGGATAGGCATCGACCTCGTCGAGAAACACGTAGCGCGCAGGCATCGAGCGCAGGCCTGTGGCCGAGTTTGCACCGGTCAACACCAGGATGCCGCCCGGGAATTCCTTCGACAGCATCGAGTTCCCGGCGTCGCGTGAGCGTGCAGGCTGAACGCGTTCCTTGAGTGCCGGGCTATCCTCGATCAGCGGATCAATCCGGCCGCGCGAAGTGCGCTTGGCCATCTCCACCGTCGGCAGCACCGCCAGCATTGGCCCCGGCGCGTGGTGAATGACAAAACCGATCCAGTTGTTGCCGGCCTCAGTCGCGCCGACCTGGGCTGCCTTCATGAACGTTACACGCTGCGCCGGGTGGCTGGGCGACAGCGCATCCATGATCTCGCGCAGATAGGGCGTGCGCGCCGTGCGATATTGCCCCGGCTCGGCTGAGGCGCGCGACGACAGTTTGCGATGTGCGTCTGCCCATTGCGACACCGTCAGGTTTGGATCAGGGCGCATGCCGCGACGCCAGGCCCGCAGGATGTCCTCGGCACCGTCAAAGGCCAGATCGAGTTCGGCTGTCAGATCGACGCTGGTCAGGTTGGGTTCAAGGTCTCCTTCATTCAAGCGAGACCCTGAGGCTTGCCAAGGCGTCGAGCTGCTCTCGGACATGGGCTTCCAGCACCCTTTGCAGGATCGCAGTCTCGATCGTTAAGGGCACTCCCGACGCATTCTCTATCTGTGCGGTCAATTGCGCGGCCATCAGCGCTGCCACGCGGGTGGGCCAAGTGACCCAGACATCGCGCTCTTGGCGCGCAAGGCGAAACACCATCGTTTGGGCCCGCGCCCGGTCGACAAGGAGGCCCTTCTTCTTTTGGATCGACAGCTGACGCTCTTGCGCCTGATAGACCGTCAATGCGGTCCGGGCCTTTAGATAGGACGTGCTATCGCCGGGTCCGGAAGCGGCATCAGCTTTGCCGCTGGCGCTGCCAGCAAACCTACCCCGCGCGCGCAGTTGCTGATCCGGATCGGTGGCAGCGCTGCGTCGGGCATCTGAGGCCGCAGAATTGATCGACCCGTCGCCAAACAGAACCAACCGCCCGGACTTGCGCGCTTTCTGCACGGCCCCGCGCGAGAGCCCGGAATGGGCGGCATAGGCGCGCTCAGACATACCTTCCATGGCGCTGTCCGCTTCAATTAAAGCAATGATATTGCTTGGTATTAAGTTGATTACACTTCGGACAAGAGCGATTCTGATTGCATCAAAACGATGCAACTCGCCACGGAGACAAAGCTATGACCACCAAATCTGAGGTTCCCATCGAAGCCCTTGCTGCCTTCATAGCTGCCAAAGTTGAGATCGACGAGATGCTGGCGAGGCTGACCGCCCTGAGCGACGACGATTTCGAGACCCACCCCGATAAGATCCAATGGGGTAATGTTGGCGACCTGAACCACTACGCTTGCCTGCTGCGACAGATCACCGACAGCGCCTTCAGCGAAGGCGAATTCGCGTAATGACCCCTCGGGCCTGCGGTCCGGATCAGCCCGCCTTCTTGGCGGGCTTCACCAGGTAGGAGGCCGCGTACCCTGTGCGGCCCAACCAGTACCGGAGCCCAACATGCCCAAACTCACTGATACACAGACCGTCATCCTCAGCCGTGCGGCCACGCGCCCCGACGCTCTGGCTATGCCGCTGCCTGAGGGGCTGCACGGCGCTGCGGCGATGATGTCTGTCACCAAGATGATTGAGCACGGCTGGCTCGAGGAAGTGGACGCCGACATTCGCAAAGGCGAACCTCTATGGCGCGAGACCGGCGATGGTCACGGCACCACGCTGATGGCGACCGATGCAGGCCTGTTAGGGATCGGGATCGATCCAGTGGTGGTCAAGACCACGGCCGCGATCCGTACACATGCCGCCCAACCACCCGCGCCCAAACGACCGACACCACGCACCGGGACCAAACAGGCAATGCTCATTGAGATGCTGCAGCGGCCTGAGGGTGCCACGATGGAGCAGATCATCGGTGCAACTGGCTGGCAGGCACATACTGCGAGAGGAACGATGTCGGGGGCCTTGCGCAAGAAGCTGGGGCTGGTCGTGACCTCTGAAAAGGAAGCAGGCAAAAGCCGGGTGTATCGTGCAAAAAATCCAGATTAAGTGGTTACTTTGTAGCTAAATACAAAATGCAGTGCCTTTCGTCTTGCATATTCGCTTTGCTTAGACATGATCAGCTTATGGTTTGACTCACCACTTGTTCGATCTGCTCGATGGGGGGCATCTGCCTAGCCAACCCTTCAGCTTTAATTGGGCCAGCCTTGCGCTGGCCCATTTTTTTACTCGCCTGCATTCAGAACCGCTGTGATCTGGGCGCGTGTCAGGCCAAATTGCCGTGACAGCGCCGCTGGTTTCACCCCAGCCTGAGTAGAGGAGCGGATCAAGTTGATCTGTGATATGGTCAATTGCGAAAGATCCGGATCTGGCGCGCGATTGCGCCTTGGCAGGCTTATCTGCTTCGGTGCTGGAAGCCCGCGGTTCTGCAACTCGACGGCCACCGCCTCCGCCAAACGCTGGATATCCTGCTCAGGCAAATGACGTAGCGATGCCGCAAGGTTCTGCGGCAGGACCGTGCGCGGGGCATCATCCTCGCCGGCAGCCAGCGGCTTGTCAGGATCCTTTTGGCGACTCATGCGTTGAAGTATCGACCGCCGACAATCCCTTGCCAAGCCGCTCAAAAAATCGCCAGAGCAAATATGCTCTCGCCAGAGACACACCGACAAAAGCGAGGCCGATTGCGAGCGCATAGCCCACCGCAACGTTCGTCGTGGTGACCACAAATGACATGCGGCGCGATTGGCTCATGCTGCCAGCCTCTTTGCCTTCAGCGCGGCGAAGCTCTCGCCTGTCTCCATCAAGACCGCTTCCTCACCGGTGAACGCCTGCCAGCGCTCGATGGCAACGTCGACGTAAGTCGGGTTCAGCTCTATCCCGTAGCAGACGCGCCCTGTGGTCTCTGCCGCGATCAGGGTGGTGCCCGATCCCATGAAGGGCTCGTAGACGGCCTGGCCAGGGTTCGAGTTGTTCAGGATGGGCCTGCGCATGCATTCGACGGGCTTCTGGGTGCCGTGGACGGTGGCGGCATCCTGGTCTTTGCCGGAAATCTGCCACAGCGTCGTTTGCTTTCGGTCCCCAGCCCAATGGCCCTTGCCGGTCTTCTTGACCGCATACCAACAGGGTTCATGCTGCCAATGGTAATCACCCCGGCTGAGAACAAGCCGGTCTTTCGCCCAGATGATTTGGGAGCGCACGTTGAAGCCAGCCGCCACAAGGCTCTCGGCGACGGTCGCAGCGTGCAGCGCGCCATGCCAGACGTAGGCGACGTCACCGGGAAACAGGGACCATGCCTCGCGCCAATCTGCGCGATCATCATTCAGCACCTTGCCAGTACGTTTGGTCTTTGCCGCGCCAGCTTGATTGCGCCAAGACGGGTCATACTCCACGCCATAGGGCGGGTCGGTGACCATCAAGAGCGGTTTCACATCCCCGAGGAGGCGCGTGACGGCATCGGCCCTTGTGCTGTCGCCGCAGATCAAGCGGTGCGCACCCAGCTGCCAGAGGTCGCCTGCGACCGACACCGGCGCGACAGGCAACTCTGGAACATCGTCTTCGCCCTCGACTGACCCTTCGACGCCCAGCGCGTCCGGATCTTGCAAGAGTGCATCTAGATCCTCGTCGGTAATGCCCAGCAGTGACAGGTCGAAATCCTCGGCTAGAAGCCCAGCGATCTCGTCGCGCAGCACGGCCTCGTCCCATTCGCCCATCTCGGTGAGTTTGTTGTCGGCAATGCGGTAAGCTCGACGCTCGGCCTCGTCGAGATGGCCGAGCCGGATCACCGGCACGTCTGTCAGCCCAGCATCGCTGCAGCCAGGACCCGACCGTGCCCGGCG